TTTAATCCTACCACAACGGCGGGGTATGCTGCTCGTACCCATCTTGACCCCGAGCTGGGTAAGCACTGGATTCTCCTGCATTGGGACGCCAGAGACTGTGAGCGCATCAGTCCAGACTACCTCGATTCGATGCGACATAAGTACGGTGAGGGGTCGAACTCATGGAAAGCGTTTGTCACAGGTGAGTTCCCCATCGATAATGATGGAGCTCTTATCAACATGCAGTGGGTGTACGACGCTGTCGACCGAGAGGCGTTCGTGCATCACAAGGAGAAGACTATTGCAGGGATCGACCCAGGGGCGGGGGGTAATGACCCGTCTGTCATCTGTGTCCGTCGTGGTTCTAAGGTCTTACATTTCCACAGAATTTTTGAAGATGAGCCAGATGCTATTGCTGAGAAGATGGCTCGTTATCTTATAGACGACAAGGTCGACCAGATCTTCGTCGACTCTAATGGAGTGGGTGAGTACCTGTGTACGTTACTTAGGCAGAGGTTCGACGTGGTCATAGGGCTTAAAGGATCCCAGCAGGCCCATCAGCATGACAAGTTTAAGAGGCGTCGTGATGAGTTGCTGTGGGTGGTTCGTGAGCGTTTTATGAAGAGGGAGATATCGATCCCTCGTAATGAGGTCTTACAGGAAGAGCTCTTGGCGATCTCATTCGACGAGGGTCTGCTGGACGGGAAGATCAAGGTCGAAGCCAAGGACTCCCTGAGGCAGAGGCTTGGTCGTTCGATCGACCATGTGGATGCACTGAGCCTAGCGTTCTACGGGACAGACCATACAGGTGAGTTGCGAGTTAATACCTATATTGATCCTTATGCTGATACTGACGACGAGTGGATGGACGACATGATCAGTGAGCATGCGTGGATGGCTAATTAGAAGGGCTGTTCGTCCTCTTCGCCTTCTTCTATTTCCCCATCGTAATAGACGGCGTCGTACATCTCTTTGATCTCAGTGAGTTCGTCTGGGTGCATATGTGACCAGAACGTACCTTCGCCTGGGCTCTCGTCTTCTTCTATGAAGATGAAGAAGGGGGCGTCGGTCACCTCCTGTCTTCTTACCAGTTCGTCGACCAACTCTTCGTTGGTCATGAAGTCGAGGGGTCCAGGTGGTTGCATGATATTATTATCTGTCGCCTCGTCTTAAGTAAATTTGTATTGTTCAGTTCCCGAGCCATAATTACACCATGCTGTATAGGACCTCCACGGACAAACGACACTACCATGTCGTTTATGTAGACGATGGTGTCGCTCCTTCTCCAGTCGTACAGGGCAGTGAGCCCCAACCCCAGCCAGTCGCAACGACTTCACTGGACAAGAAGCACACGCATGACGTCCTGATCGACGCGGATGGCTTACTCACAACCACTCCAGGTCCTGACGGGCACGTTCATATCCTCGAGCCTTATGAGTATAAGGAGCCGAAAGCTGAGAAGGAGACAGAGGAGGATCAGGTCAAGCGTGTCCATGAGCTCGTGGCTGAGGCTAAGAAGTACGAGGAAGAGTCGCGTAAGAGGGGGAAGGAGAGCTGGGGGTTCTATGATGGGACGAAGCAGTGGTCGGATGAAGCCAAGAACAAGCTGAAGAATCAGAAGCGGGCCTGTCTTCGTGTTAATGCGATTGCGCCGAAGGTCGACTTGTTACATGGGTATCAGATGCAGAACAGGTCAGACATTCTCGTGTTGCCTCAGGAGAATGGGGACGAGCGTGTCGCTGAGATACTGACCATGCTGATCAAAGGTGTGTGGGATCGTAACCACGGGGCCATGCACGAGAGCAATAAGTTCCTCGACTCGACTGTCGTTGGGCGTGGGCTTGACCGAGTGTCCATGGACTGGGACGCCTCAGTAGAGGGTGAGATCCGGTTGGAGCATCAGAAGTGGGACTCGATGTATTTGGGGCCTCACGACAGGTCTGACCTGGAGGACCTTGAGTATGTGGTGATCGTTCGGAAGTATTCACGTTCGAAGGTGAAAGAGATATGGCCCGAGAAGGCTGACGAGCTCCAGAACTGGTTGGAGGAGGTCGATAGGATCAGGGGCACACAGTTCAACGACTACCGTGTGAACAGCATGGTCGACGGTGTTGAGCTGACCGACATTGCTCGGAAAGAAGTATTCGTCTATGAGTGTATCCGTAAAACATATCAGTCTGTGTACGTCGCTGATGTTGGCTCAGAAAGGATTGACCTCGAGGGAGTCTCACAGAAGGACGTAAAGAAGCTCGAGACAATCGACGGCATCACTACTCGTAGACGAATAATTTACAAGGTCGCGACAGAGATCACTGGCGGCGACGTTCTCTTGGAGGACTTTGAGAACGACGTTAATGAGATCCCTGTATCCGTCGCTTATGCCAAACGAGATGGTGACGGTGGGTTCTACGGTAAGGTAGAGGAGGTCAAGGACCTTCAGCGCCAGATCAACAAGGGTGAGTCTTCACTGTCAGACTGGATCGTACGGGGAGCGGGTGGCTCTAAGTATTACGTGACTGGTAATACGTTCACTTCTGAGGCAGAGAAGAGTAGGTTCTTGAAGAACGCATCCAGTCCATTTGGGGTATTCACGGTGACCTCTGATGCCCCCGTTAGAGAAGACACCCCTCCCCTTCCTGCAGCTTTGCTGACGTATCGTAACGTGCAGAGCGAGGCTCTTCAGAGAGCCATGAACATACCGATGGAAGCGTTCGGTGTGAACCTTAACTCAGAGGTATCTGGTCGTGCGATCCAAGAGAGTCGGCGCTCAGGTATGGCTGCTAATGAGTTCCTGTTCGAGAATCTTAACATCGCTAAAGAGCGTATTGGTCGTCTGATCATTAAGTACATCGCTGAGTATTACACGACCGATCGTATCATCAGGGAGATCGCTAACAGCAAACCAGACCAGATCTCGCAGGAGCTCCAGCAAATGGACCTCGCTGAGATCGCTCGTATCTTCAACGACAAAGAAGCTCTACTGAAGTACGACGTGAAGGTGACGACCTCACCTGAATCTGAAACCTATAAGACTATGATGTTCTTCGAGATGACTGACCTTATTAGAAGTGGGGCTCTGCCTGGATCTCCCGCTGTTCAGTCTCTATTGATCAGGAATAGTATGTTGTCCGAAGAGGACAAAGCGCGTATGTTGGGCGACCTGCAGGCTGAATCAGAAGCCGCAGCCCAGTCGCAACAACAGACTGACGCACGAGAAAGTTTTAAAAGTCTACCTGACGAGGCACAACTCGCCATGGTAGCCGCAGGACAAGCACCTGGTTTACAAGCCCCTGCGCCTTCAAACGGGTCTCAAGTATAGAAAGGAGGTAGCCCAATGAGTGAAACCATGGAACTGGAAGAGGTGGACAATCTACAAGCATTGTCTGACGAAGAGCTGGATGCGCATTTGCAGGCTAGTCCAGATGAAGGTGAGACCACAGAGTTCACCGCATCTGCCGAACCTGAAGAGCCCGTGGGCGACACTGCCGAAGCTCCTGAGTCGGATATTGACGAGCAGGATCCAATCCAGAAAGAGTTGGCGGAACTTAAAAAGCTCTACGGACGCCAGACCAACGAGCTTGGAGAATTGCGTAAATGGAAACAGGAGCGCGAGACTCAAGAAGTCGAAGAGACCAAGCTAAAACCAGATGAAGCGATGGATGAGTTTGTGAGGGACCCAACTGAGTTCGTTCGCAAACAACAGGCCGCCGCCGAGCTGGAGAGACGCCAAGTCGCTGAGAGACAACGACAAGCATATGAGAGCAATCTAGAGGTCGTCAAGGCAGTTCACGCTGACTTTGATGACATCAAGCAAGACATCGTCGACTACGCAAAGGGTCGGGGGGAGAACGCTTCTCTGGATATGGTTGAGCAACTGGTTGCTGTGAACCCTAGCTTCCTGACCACGTTCATCGACAAGATGAAACTGGAGAAGGAAGTCCAGGATCTTCGCAATATCGTGACTGGTAACAAGACTCGCTCGACTAAAGCAGCAGTCGCCTCGAAACGCGCAGTCGTCAAAGGACCTTCGAGTTCATCCCAGAAGTCAGTCTCAGAAGATGTGACTGACCTCACCTCCCTTAGTGACTCTGAACTTGAAGCTATTTTGAAAGGATAACCAATGGCTACAGATGATGTATACATTGCCGACTCGACTCAAAAGAAGTTGGCATATGAGGAACAACTGTTCCGCGAAATGGAGAAGAAGGAATTCTTCGGAGCTAATGGAATGGCATCCACTGGATACAATTCCATCATTCACGTAGACAATGAGTTTACGAAATCAACTGGTGACAGCAAGCAATCTCAGCTCGTCTACGAACTCGAAGGCGACGGCGTAACTGAAGGACAACGTCTGGAAGGTAACGAGGAAGAATTGCGAGTTGACACCAACACGATCACCATCTCTGAATACCGACACGCTGTTAAGGCTGGTACTGTCATGCAGGACCAACGTGTGTTCTGGAGCATCGATCGTGTTTCCAAAGAGAAACTGGTCAACTGGGGCGCTCGTAAGCACGAGACTCTGAAGTTTGCTGCTCTCCAAGACAGTGTTACTAACACTGCTTTTGGTGGTGGAAAAGCTTCTCGCGCCGCTCTTGAAGCCGGCGACACCCTGGATTCAGAAAGTCTCCGTAAGGTTCGTATTGCTGCCATGACTGGTGGTAACGACACTTTCGAGCGTCTGCGTCCTGTTCGTATCCAAGGTAAGGACTACTATGTTTTGATCATTCACCCTGACCAAGAGTACGACCTGCTTGCTGACCCCACTTTCCGTGAAGCTCAGAAGTATGCTGCTCCTCGGTCTGCAGACAACCCTCTGATCAATAACGCTCTTGCTGTTGTTGAGGGTTTGATCATCTACAGCTCTGAGTATATCAACATCGGCTCTGACGCTGGTGCTGGTGGTAACCTACCTTATGCCAGCTCGCTGGTTCTGGGTGCTGGTGCTTTGACTCAACTCAATGGGAAAAGAGGAAAGATTGTTACTAAAATGTTCGACTACGACAACGAGACTCGTCATGCGATCTCCATGTACGTTGGATATGGCAAGACCAAATTCCTCCACAATAACGCTGGTTCTGCTAGGGACTTCGGAGTTATCAGCTTCGAAACTCTAAGAACTGACGCTTCTGGATTTGTATCGTAGTTTAATCGGAGGATATAAAAAATGGCTACTGTAACTACTTTCACTGACGGTGTACAACCTACCCGTCATCTGCGTGAGTCCGTCGCTGTTGTTCGCAAGACCTTCAACTTTAGCACGACTAATGTTGATTCTGGCGACACTGCGTACTTGATCCCCATCGACGCTTATTCAGCCGTCAAGTCTCTCTCTGTAGAGATCAAGACTGCAAATACGTTGACTTCTACCACCACGGCAGACTTTGGTATCCAAGGTGATGACGTCACAACCG